TCATGTCTCGTCCTTGAGTGATAAGTCGGGTGTCAACGCTGCCAGTTCCTTCGGCCGGCGGTACGGGGCCGGGCGGTACTCGTCCTTCCACGCCTTTGGCGGCGGCTTCTCGTCTGGGCGTACGCCCGGCGTGCGGTTTGTCCCGCCCTTGTCCTGCGAGCGGGTGAGCCACGACACCACGAAACGACGCCAGTTGGACTTGTGAGCCTTGGACGGGTTGGCCTTGAGCCAAGACGTGGCCCGCAGCAGTTCTGCCGCCACGTCGCACGCTGGGTACGCCGCAGCCCATTCGGTTCGGTCTGAGTCCGTGATGCCCTGCCACCCTGCGTCAGCAGTCCACCCAATGCCGCCTGCGGGCTGCGAGCGTTTCCGCCGCTTCGGCGGTTCGCTCGTGGCTACCTGCGCAGAAGGTTGTATTTGTTCTTCTGTCCTCTCCTCTCCTGTCCTCTCCTGTAGTGACACGTCAGCGCCACCACCCTGTGACGGTGCACCGTCACGCGAGCGCCTCCGGTACGTGTCCTGCCGCTGCGCGTGGGTAGCACGGGCCTTTGCAGCCCGCGAAAAACGCCTGTCCCAGCCGCAAATCGTCATGGTTGAGCCAGCGAACGCAATCCAGCCGACGCGCTCAACGGCCAGCCAAAACGCTTCGTCACCGCCCGCAACGGCAATCAGCCTGCGCGGCGTTGCCACGATCTTCCCGTCAGCGGTGTTCATCGCGGCCCAAGACCACAGCTGAATCAGACGCCAGACAACCACCTCGACAGGCTCGCCCGTGGCGTCCATGAGCTCGAGCACCTCGGGCTTCGTGCCAAGGTTGCAGTCAATGGGAATCCATTCACCGGCCACTGTTGTGCCCCCTAGAATGCCACGCTGTTCATGAGTTCGATCGCATCGTGAAGCGACTCCAGCCACCTAGTGGCATCCGCAGGATTAGCGGCCCACTTCTTCACGAGTTGCTGCCACTGGTCGTTGCAGAGCAGGACGCTCTTTGTGCCAGCAGCGAAATGAACGCCGCATGCCTCAACGTCCAGCACGGTGTCAATCCTGCGATCTGTTGGCACGCTGTGCTTACAGATAGCGACCACGTCTCCGTTGGCCCTTCTGGCAAGTCGCGTGTACGCCAGCTCTTGCCCGCGAGACAAGCAATCCATTGAAACACATTCGCGGCTGAACTCAGCAAACAAATACATGCCGCTTGATTCAACAAACCAGTCGATATCGCTCGGGGTAATCCCGCGAGCAAGCACGCCATTCCATCCGCTGCTGTCTAGCATCTTGCCCTGGGCGTATGCCACTTCGCAGATAATGCGTCCGCCTGAGTTGCTCACTTTGTTACCTCCATGACAAAACCGAACGACGAAAACGCACGCGCGAAATCGTCAACCTCCTGGCCGAGAAACAGCACAGCCTGGCCCTGCAGCGGCGTAGCGCTCGCCTTGCCAGGAGCCCAGAACTTCACCCGCCCTTTCGGAAAGCAAATAGCGGAAGCTTCTTCTGCTAGCGATTGAAACCACTTTGTTTCCGTGGCGTTATTAACCAGCACAACCGCCCGCTGAACGGAGCCGCAGGCGTACGCATCGCACAGCTTCTCAACGAACTGGCCTATCAGCCCTGACTCGTACGGCGGATTCATCCAGACGTTGCCTTCCCACTCTTGGGAAAGCCCGTCGCTTTCTGCCGTGTAAAACTTCTCGGCCTGCACCACCTCGTTGGCTGCAGGATTGGATGCGGGGTCCAGATGGATCTCGTGCAGCACCTGGTAGGCGGCTTCTATGTACTCCTTTGGCGTGTACCACTCGTTATCACCGCTGTTGTTGGCAACATGCGGGCGAGTCTTCACGGCCTCAACGGCCTGAGCCACCTGCTGCTGAGTGGGCTGTTCTGGCAACGCCTTGGCAGCCGCCACAATCTCGTGCTTAGGTGCGTCGATTTCGCCCGTGGCGATCTCGCGTTCAATGCCGAGCGCCTCGACGGCTTCGGCAAACTTGCCGTCGCGGCGAATCGTCTTTTCGTCAACGCCGTGCTCAGCAGCGAGAGACTCGGCAGTTTGCGATGGGCGGACATTTTGTCCGTCCATTTCCTCCTTCCAGCCGCCTCGGTTGTTCTTTGTGCGGTTGTATCGCCGCCCGCGAAGCAGACTCATCTGCCGCGAGTCGAGATTTCGCCGCCCCAACTGGTTCTTGTCAATCCAGTCCTCGGCCTCGTCCCTGGCCTTGAACCGCAGTTCATGTATGTCGAACGGAAGCCCGAGCCGCGTGCAGATTTCGTAGCGGTTGTGGCCGTCCAGCAGCGTCAGCGTGCCTTTACTTGCCCACACCACCAGCGGATCTCGAGCACCGCCGTGCTCGGCAATGTTCTCCTCTAACTGCTCACGCTCGTCAGCCGTCAGCGGCGGAATGAGCCCGGCAAACTCAGCGTCTACGATGATGTCTTCAAAAACCTGCGGCATACCTGCCTCCTTGCTTCGTGTTCTGAACCCGTGCCTACCGTGGCACACTCGTCAAGTGGATCCGTGCCTACGCGACAAACGCCGCGTCGCTTTTCCCGTTGTTGCAGTCGTGGCAAAGAGTCCACAGGTTGCTGCTGTCATTTGCCCCCCCGCGAGCAACTGCAGTTCGGTGATCTACCTCCAGCTTCACGCCGTCGCGCTGATTCCTGCCGCACAACTGGCAGGCAAATTGGTCGCGACTCAGGATCGCAAATCGCAGCTTCTTGGAAATAGACGCACGCCGAGCTGAAGCTGACTGACTGCACCGATCTGCGTCGCCAACTTCTTGCGCCAAAAATCCTGTGGGAACGTCAGACAGGTGCTTTGGAATAACGACGCATCCAGACCGCATTTTTAAGACTGGCTTTTGGCGACCTTCGCCTGTCCAAAACAACGCCATGTGCGGATTTCGCCAGTGCGGACTGCAGTCTTTCTGCGCCTGAAGCTTCTTTCCCAGGTCGAACCCACGGCCAACAACTCGTGCGGCGCGATCTTCTAGCCAAGACTTCGCAGCGTGGTCCGCGCTTTCGTACTTGCTGAGATCCTTTTCTAAAATCGCAGGCGTTATGAGGTCATTTCCGTCAGCCACAAGAGCGATGAACTGAATCAGCCTCAGCACCGTTTCTTCCTGTTCCGGAGTGGCCTCGCCAAGAAGAGATTCCCGCTTCTGCCCAGACTTTCTCTCGCACAGAATAATTAGGTCAGACACGGTTTCTGTTGCCGCTCCATGAAGCATTGCGGTGAACGTCTTAGAGACATCTGGCTTTCGTCGCGTGTCGTCAAAAGATGCAGCGAGACGCAATCTGCCGATCAGCCTGCAGGCCTCGCGAGAACGTTCTGACATCCACTCAAGTTCAGGCGTCTTCTTCTCGAAAGACCACCCAAAAGCGTGCCGATTCCTGCAGTTGGGGGAATGAACGAGAACTGTTTTGATTCCGTGCGGCTCCATGCCAACAGGAAACCGCAGAAGACACGGCGTGACAGGCAAGCAAATGTCTGCCCACTGGATTTGCGGGTTAACTTTCCGCGCAAGCTCAATCGCTATCGGGTAAACGTTGTAGTAGGGCCTTTCAATGTTGCGCCAAAGCCTTTCCACGATTGGGCTGCAAAGGCCAAGAATGCTTCCGGCTGCGCGAATCGCCTCATGCGACATGGCGGCAGCGTGTGACCGTATGATCCGGTCTAGGAACTCTTCGTTGGTGCCACGCTCGCCACGTGGGCGGCACGGCACAAAGTCATGGAATCGCATCACGCCTTTCTCCAGATCGTGGCCATCCGCCCGCTCGCCGTCCGCCTGGTGCCGGCCTCCACGATCAGGCCACGCCGTGCCAACTCAATCCGCCTGGGCCTGACAGTGCTGGCGTTCATGCTGAGCTCGTTCGTGATCTCTTCGTCAGTGCTGGGCGTGCGGCACAGAAACTCGTAGACGCGCCGCTGCATCGCGTTGAGCGTTGCCGGTGCCAGCGAGTCCGCAGCAGCGGCCGAGGTGGCCGAGCCGTTCACGCTGGGTGCTCGCGTGGCGAACAGCGGCAGCGGTGCTTCCTTGTAGTAGTCGCTCATCTCACAAGTCCTTTTGTGTGTTTGCCGGGTTACGCCCGGCGCGTCCGACTCACCGCCGGATCATGCGGCGTCGGCTGCGGTGGTCTGTTCGATACTCCCGCCGAACGGCCAATGCTGCTCTACGGCCTGCTTCGCCAATGGCGTGGCGTTAGTCGCTGGACTCCGGTGGTGGCACGCAACTCACGGGCGTGTGCTGAATGCTGGGCTCGTACTTCTCAAGCCTTCGCAGCGTGTCGCTGAGTTCACGGCGAAAGACTTCGGCCATGAGTCGCTCGCGTGCCACGGCGTTGGCTTGGGCCAAAGCCCATGCTGCCATTCGTGGCAAGTGGTGCCGCTCGAGGTGCTCGGCCACGACCTTGGCGTCGATAACGAGTGGCTCGCTCATGCGTGCACCTCGTGCTCAGCGGCCTCGTGCTCAAACGCCACGCCATCGTCAGAGTCGCCCAGCATCTCGGCTCGGTGCAGCATCAGCTGCACGAGCTCGTCGTGTTCGGCTTTTGTGAACTTGCCTTCCGTGAGCCGCTGAGCCACCAGCGTTCGCAGACGATTCAACGCCGTGATGCTGTCAGCCTTGCTCACCGCCAAGCGGGCGTTGCCAAGTGCATCGCTGGCAGTGCCCGGCTGATCGGCCTTGAGTTTCACAACGGTGGCCTTGGGCTCGTCGGTGAACTTGGGACGCACCACCACGGGCTCAGGCTGCGTGGGGTAGTCCTGAGCCTCTTCGGCCGTGACAAGCCCACGCAGGGCGTCTGCAAAGGCGTTACGCAGTGCGAAGCCGCGAGCCCGCAACTGCAGCATCCGAGACGGGTACTGAGTCCACGGGCCTGTTTTTCCCCACAGGCCAGCCTTCTTGGCGTCAGCCACCGAGAACCGCACCGTAGTTGGTGCAGGGTAGCCGTGCCTCTTGGCCTCGCAGACGGCGGTGAGATTGTCGCCTTCGCCTTCAAGGTACTCGCGGACGTACTCGCAGACTGAGCACGCTTGCACTAGGGCCAGGGCCGCGTCACCCCAGATCGTTGGCCGTCCGTTGATGACGGCGATGCTCTGAAGGCTTTGCATCGGGGACAGACCGACTTCGCTGCCGTGCTGGATCGCCAGCAGGCATGACTCTGGCTTGCCCTTGAAGTCCTTCGGGGCGAACTCGCTGGCCGCCACCATCTTGGCGAAGCGGAAAGCGTCATCGAATGATTGAAGAGCCAGACCGCTGGCTCGTTGTGTGGAAAGTTCTGTGGTCATCTCGCGTCCTTTGCTGCGTTGTGGTGTTACTCGTGGAAACCGTTACTGCTCGTCTCGACAATGCCAACGTCTTCAAGTCGGGCCAGCGGATGCTTGGCAATCTGCTCGGCGGCAGCGGCTAGCTGCTCAAGCAGCCGCTCAACGCCCGCCAGCGAAGTGGCGATGTCAGCTATTGACTCGCACACCGACTCGTACTGCAGATCTGTCTGCTGCTTTGCCTTGGCTTTGGGCTTGTCGCCTGTGAGCACTTGGCGTGCAGCATCTGCATCTACCCACACCGGCCCAGTGCGGTCGTCGG